ATTTAAATATTTGGTATAATGTTTATCAACCTGGTATTAGTCATGATTGGCATGATCATGGTAGAGCATTTATATCAGGAACTATTTTTATTGAAATGAACGAAGCAAGCTCACCCTTTAAAATTAAATCCCCTCTGCACGCATTAATAAAATCTTGGGCTGGAAATGGTTACGAATTACATGATAGGTTTGAGCAAGAGTTGAAATTTAATCCTGAATCAGGTACAATACTAATGTGGCCTGGTTGGGTAGAACATACTGTTCCAGAACAAAAAGAAACTGATGAACCGAGAATAACTATTTCATTTAACGTAGATATAAAAAGATGATTGAAAAAACTATATTAAGTAACCTAATTTATAATGATGATTTTACTAGAAAAGCTTTACCTTTTTTAGATGAGTCTTACTTTAGTGATCTAGTTATTAGAAAGCTTTATAAATTAATTAATGAGTTTCATCTTAATTATAATCAATGCCCTACTAAAGAAGCTTTACTAGTTGAACTAGATGATTCGTCTGGCTTATCTGATGATCAAGTCGATCAAGCTAAACAAGTAGTTAATGAGTTTGAAGAACCTACGGAAGAAATAAAACAATGGGTACTGGATAAAACTGAAAAGTTTTGTCAAGAGAAAGCTGTTTATAATGCTATTATGGATAGTATTCAAATTATGGACGGAAAGACATCTCAAGATAAAGGTGCTATACCTGAGCTTCTTTCTAACGCTCTATCAGTTACTTTTGATAATAACATAGGTCATGACTTTATTGATGATGCTGATAGTAGATTTGAATTTTATAAGAAGAAAGAAGAAAAGATACCTTTCGATTTAGATTATTTAAATAGAGTAACTAAAGGGGGATTATCTAGAAAGACTCTTAATATAGCATTAGCTGGCACTGGTGTAGGTAAGTCTCTCTTTATGTGTCACTGTGCTGCCGGTAATCTTTTACAAGGCTATAACGTATTGTATATAACTCTTGAAATGGCTGAAGAGAAGATAGCTGAGAGAATAGATGCTAACTTATTGAATACAGCTTTAGATGAGCTTAAGATGCTACCTAAAGAGGCTTATGATAAAAAATTAGAAAGAGTATCTAAAAAGACTGATGGTAAATTAATTATAAAAGAATATCCTACTGCAGCTGCTCATACTGGTCACTTTAGACATTTACTTAATGAATTAAAACTAAAGAAACAATTTATACCTGACATAGTCTACGTTGATTATCTAAACATCTGTGCTAGTCATAGAGTAAAAGGTGCTTCGGCTAACTCATATACTATTGTTAAATCTATTGCTGAAGAGCTAAGAGGTTTGGCTGTTGAGTTTAATGTACCTATTATTAGTGCTACTCAGACTACTAGATCAGGTTATAGTAATACAGATGTAGATCTTACTGATACCTCTGAATCATTTGGTCTTCCTGCTACTGCTGACTTTATGTTTGCTCTTATATCATCAGAAGAATTAGAAGACCTAGCTCAGATATTAATTAAACAGTTAAAGAATAGATATAGTGATCCTAACTATAATAGAAGATTTGTAGTAGGAGTAGATAGATCTAAAATGAAGTTATATGATGTAGAGCAGCAGGCTCAAGAAGATATTGTAGAAGATACGCCTGTTTTTGATAATACTAAAGCAGGCGCTGGTTTAACTAGTAAGTTTAACGAATTTATTTAAGACATTAAGCTCCATACTTTATGTATTCGTCCTGCTTTCATAAGTTTATGTAATTTCTTAAACATGTGTTGCTCCAAATATGATATATAATTAATATATATTATATATATAATAACGAGGATTTCAAGATGAGTGAAAAAGTTCAATTATTAGTTAAAGTTCCAGAAGAACTTAAAGTCTTATTTAAGCAAGCTTGCTTAGAAAATGATACTTCTGTTTCAAGAGAAGTAAGAAGGTTTATGAAAACATATGTAGAAATGCAATCTACAATGCCCGACAAAAAATTTGATGCCTGAATATGATTGCATAATCCCTTGGTCTGGCGGGGTTGAGTCAACTGCTGTAGTTAACTGGGCAGTTAATAATAATAAAACTCCTCTATGTGTTCATAATAGAATGATGCCTGCTGAATGGGAAAGCGTTCAAAATATGTCAAAAATTTTAGATGTTGATGTTTTTAAATATCAGCAAGTATCTGAAATACCTGTAGATTCTAAATCGCGTAATTTTTATTCTAAAAAATTTAATCTTAACACTCCAAAATGGACCCCTGTTATTCATAACTGGGTTTATTCTTCTATACATGCTAACCTTAGATGGCCTAAAATTAATAAAATTTATTTTGGACATTGTGGAGCCGGAGCAGTAGAAAAAGATGATAATTTAGGTGATGAGATGCATGATGGCGCAGTCACTATTTTTACCGTATGGGAACAATATCTTAAAGCATATGGTATTGAAACTGAATTTGTCCCTCCTCTTGATCATTTAACAAAAAGAGAGCAATGGTTATCTCTTCCCAAAAAAATTAAAAAAGAAATTTTTACCTGTCAAAAGGTGGAGGCTAATATAAAAAGATCTAATTGTAAAAGTTATTCATGCAGTAAATGTGATGAGCTTATGAGAGCAGTTCCTAATGCTGAGTTGCACTTAATAAAATAAATGGATATAATTAAGTATGAGTAAATGGCACGGTGGTAAAGGTAGTAAACAAAGACCAATAACTAATCAGAAGCAGTTTGAAGAAAACTGGGATAAGATATTTGGACGTAAAAAAACTCCTTCGCATGCGCAAACCAAAGTGCATAAAGATAAAACTAAAGTTATACCTAGGAGGGAAAAGTATGGCGACTTGGACGATGAAGGGTGACATTACCCTAGAGCAAATTGCAAATGCAGCTCAAAGATGGCATAAAGGTAATAAGTTTACTAAGCTTGCATTAAAAGAACTTAGACATTATAATCATTGTTGCACAAGTATGGGATATTCAGCAGAACTTATTGCTGGTGCTCTTACTACTTTAGCTAAAGTAAATAACTATGAGGTGTTTGAATGAATATATTTGTATTAGATAATGATCCATGGAAAGCAGCAGAAAATATGTGCGATAAGCATGTAGTTAAAATGATTATAGAATCAGCTCAGATATTGTCTGCCGTTGTAGATGTTAAGTCTGGTAGCTTTCTATCAGAAGAGTATGAGTTACCTAAGTACCCTAAAGCTCACGTTAAGCATCCATGTACTATATGGTCTATGACTACTCGTAAAAATGCTGAGTGGGTAATTAATCATCTAGAAGCTCTTAGTTCAGAATATACTAGACGCTATAAAAAGCAACATAAACTAGGTGAGCATTATCAGATTTATAGAGGGTTATTAGATCAATGTAAGTTTGATGAGAATGGTTTAACTCCTTTTGCTCAAGCTATGCCTGATGAATATAAATCAGACGATCCTGTACAAGCTTATAGAACTTACTACTTAATGGATAAAGGTAACTTCGCTAAATGGAAATTAGAGACTCCTCAATGGTATAAATATGGTAGACAAATTATGCTTAAGAAAGTAAAAGAGGACTCTAATGTTACGCTTAATTCCCGCGCAGTTTAGTAAACAAGCTCGTTTCACCAAACCGGTTAATGGTGTCTATTATACAGACAAGAATGCTGTGCATTGTTTTGATCAGAACGGATACCAAATGACTATGCTTGAAAAAGAGCATGCTTATGTTAATGGAGTAGAATTAGATCAACATCAACATGAACAATGGTCTATTCGTAAACCTTGGTTCGAAGATAGTTATAAAAATTCTGGTTGTCATATTAATCATGCTGCTTTATTTGAAAGATGGGGCTTTAATGGTGAAGCATTAGAAAGACTTAAAGCTTATTCCTTAACCAATCCTTTATTATATAAACTTATAAATCTTAAACCTAAGTGGGGTGTAGATTTTTCTATGGATTATGTAGACGAGAAGGGAACTGTTTTTGAAGTATACCATATGGAATGGGATTCATTTGATAGAGAAGAAGCAGATGATATGCGCATTAGAATACAAAAATTAGTTAAAAATACTGATTGGTCAGATGCCGCTAAAAAAATGTGGCAAGAAAGAGACAAATGGATTAATCTTGAATATGATCAAATGAGTAATTGGAAATGTGACTTTTTAGGAGCTCCTAGAGAAAGATATAAAATGGCGTTATGGGATAATGGATAATTTTATTGTTGAATATAAAAATGCTTTAACAGATGAGTTCTGTGATAATGCAGTTCAAGATATGGATCTATTAATACAAAGAGCAATAGATTATCCAGAATTTAAAACGCATGTTAAACATGATGATACTAATGCCAGAAAAGATATAAGTATTTTTCCTATCCATTTTGAAAGCTTAAATTATATTATTAAAGGAATAGAAGAAAGTCTTAAAAAGCATTATGATATGTACGCATACAAATATTATCTAGAAGGTACTTCTTTTGAAGATGCGTTTATTAATCCTCCTAAATTACAAAAATCAAGTTCAGGAGGAGGGTTCACTCAATGGCATCATGAGCAGGGTAAAGGCTCATCCAGTTCAAGATTCTTAGTATGGATGTTTTATTTAAATAATGTTGAAAAGGGTGGTAAAACAGAATTTTTATATCAAGATCTTGCCTTTAAACCAACAAAAGGATCCTTATTAATATGGCCTGCTGCTTTTACTCATACACATCGAGCCGCTAATGATCTTAAAGAAGACAAATATATTGCTACAGGTTGGTTTCACTATCCTAAAAATAAAAAAGTACCAGAAAACTCCTTTAATAGTTGATTAGATCATGGAATCATTATATAATATTATTTTAAATATTAAATCGGAGCGATTATATGTCACATGAAATAAACACAATGATGCAAGAATCTATAGCAGATGATGTATGGAATTCTTTCTATGATTCAAGCGTTATTACCGTTGAATTAGATTATATGTATGTAGGAGATGATGGTGAGGCGTTAGATGGATCTGTTGAAGCTAAAGCAGTCTTTAGAGGAGATAGATATAGAATACTACCCGACTCATTAACACCTATATATGATGATTTTTCTAAACAATGCCTAATAGCTAAAATAGACGATGATTTAGCTATGGCAAATTTAGAGGATGATTCTGAAATTATCCAAGACCTAGAAGATACAGCTAATGCTCATTTGCAGGAAGATAGGTTTATGGCTTTATATATGAAAAAGTTAAAGTCATTTTCTAATATACCTGCATCAGATGACGTCTTAGCTGCAATTGCACAGGATGAAATCGAGGCCTGGGCTGAAAGATCTTAATGAGACTTTTTGTCGAATCAATCAACGGGACTAGGATTTTTAAAGATCGTAGTCCTGATGGCTTACCTCGTTGGGTAGTAGATGATGATAATTCTATCAGAGTCTTTAATAAAATCTATTATAGTTTAGATAAGGTGAGAGAATGTATAAACCAAGAGCATCAAAAAATGAAATGACTTTTGATATGGCTGATAGAGCTGAATCAAGAAAGTTAAAAGGTAACCTTGCCTTTTTTAGTAAAGCTCAAACGTTACTAGAAGAAAAAGGTGAAACAGACGCAGCTTTTTATATGGAGATGATAAAAGATCATCTTAGAGAAGGCGGTCAATTAGAATCAGAAAAAGCAGCTAGAATTTTAGGACTGTAAATGTCAGCAACTGTAACCAAAAAAGGTTTTAAAGCTTTTTGTGAATACTTACTACCTGCCGTAAAAGATGGCAAGATGGGAGATAAAGAATTTGCAAGAGCTGCTATGTTAGCCTTTGGAGATATTCCAAGCGTACACTCAGGTTTAGTATCTGAATCTCTGCTTATGACTCATGGACCTACTGGAAGAGTGTATAGAAAGACTAGAGTTACTCATGAGCACTTTAAAACTAGAACTAAGACATGTAGAGAGATTGTAGCAAAGTATCTTGACGGGACTCTTACCCCAGAAGAATTAGAGAGTGTAATCGAAGAAGGAAGAAAAGTTCATTTTGTTGAAGAACAAGAAAATATTATATTACGCAAGTATCAACAGAACGAAGAAATAAATAGTTGGGAAGAAGAATATGAGCTTGCAGGAATAAAACTTGTAAAAGATCCTGGCACTTTTGGAAATAAGACGTATTATTATAGGATAGATCTTATTTATTACGCAGATAAGAATGAAGCTGCTGAAGAGCATAGAGTTAATCCTTCAACAGTAGTTAACAGAAGCAGGTCAGAAAAATGGCCTACATGGGAAGAATTTAAATACGACTTAAAAAATGATTTCAAATAATACACATATGGAGCATTTAGAGGACTTAGTTCTCAATAATGGCATTAAAGGTGCTAATGATGCACTTAACTTTTTAGAAGCTTTAAGAGACTCTTTAACTAGTAGCTCTAAAGATGCTATTAATGCAACTGTTAAATGGGATGGTGCTCCTGCTATTGTAGTAGGTAGAACTGATAATAAGTTATTTGTATCTACTAAGAGCTATTTTAACAAGACACCAGTTATGTATTATTCTCCAAAGGAGATCGATGCCGCCGATCTGAACCCTGACTTAGCAGATAAGTTAAAAAGAGCTTTACATTTCTTAAAAGATCTAAGCATAGGACCTAATACAGTTATACAAGGTGATTTCTTATATACTAAAGATGATATAAAGACTCAAGTAATAGATAGTAAAACTTATCTAATATTTCACCCTAATACTATTGTGTACGCAGTACCTAAAGATTCCGAACTAGCTAATCAAATACTGCAATCTGAGATAGGTATTGTGTTTCATACTACTGTATCTCATGATATGAAGCCGTTTAAGATGAGATGGGTGCAACCTTTAGATAAAGTTTGGATGATTGATGCTGAGTATCAAGACCTGTCAGGAAGTGCTACGATGACTAAAAATGAGGCAAAGAGTTTAAAAAAAGAATTAGACCTTGCTAACGATTCTATGAATAGAGTAGATACAAGAGTAATAAAACAAATACCAGAATGTAAACATCTACTATCATATATTAAAGTACATCATAACTTGCATATTCGTCAAGGGCAAGATATAATATCTCCTATGAAATATACTAAGAGCTTGCAAGACTATCTTACTAAAAGAGTTCAGAAAGAGGTAAATGACCTTAAGACTGAATCAGGTCAAGAAAGAAAGAAGCTTGCTTTAGCTAAAGTAATAGCTTTTAGTAAATTACCATTATATAGAGTAGCTTCTATATTTGAAATGCAGATGCATTTGGCTAAAGCTAAAAAGATTATTATTAATAAGCTTAATAAAGCAAGTAAACTAAGTACTTTCCTAAAGACTAATAGCGGCTTTAGAGTGACTGGAGAAGAAGGTTACGTAGCTATAGATAGGAAAGGTAATACCGTTAAACTAGTAGATCGTCTAGAATTCTCATACTCTAACTTTAACCCTGAAATAGTTAAGGGATGGACTAATGACAACAGACGATAATAGCTAAATAGATATGAGACAGGTAAGGTTAAATACAAACCCTGAGGAAAACAAACATGACTAACGACAATTTAGATATAGTTCTCAACCCTAGTGAGTTGTCAGAA